GCGCCGCGCGCTGCGCAGGCGCGCCTCCTGCACGTCGCCGGCCGGCACGAGCAGACGTGCGGCGATCATGGTGCGGATCCGGTGCGGCTCCGCGCCAGCGGCCGCAGCATCGAACGAGTCGCCCCGCTCGTACCTGCGGCCGTTGAAGGTGAACGCCTTCAGCACCGGATAAGCGACGACCGCCGGAGCGGCCGCCGAGACGGCGGCCGCGCTCATCACGCCACCGCCGCGGTGTAGAAGACGCCCGCGTCGGCCGCCACGAGCTTCATGTCGAAGGCCATCTCGCCCTCGATGCGCCAGCTCTTGATGAGGTCGGCACGGATGCGGCTGATGCGGGTGCCCAGCTCGGTGGCGCCGGTGTAGCCGGTCCACGCGAAGGTGTACCCGCCGCTGAACTTCTTCAAGCCGGGGTTCGGCTCGGAGTAGACCAGCAGCATGGCCTTGTCGCCGATGAACGAGAGCACGTCGGCCGCGCCCTCGACGGCGGTGTTCTGCACCGCCTCCATGACGAAGATGCGCGGGATCTCGGTCAGCGCGGCGAGCGTGCTGCGGAGCACCATCGCCGGGCCGCTGGTCTGCCCGCCGTTGACCCGGGCGACGAGGTCCGGGTGGTTCTTGATGTACTGCCAGACGCGACCACCCATGACGAGGGTGTTCGGCCGGCGGCCGGTGCGCTCCTTGATGCGCACGACGTCCTGCGCGATCACGCCCAGCGGGTCGCTGGCCGCGTCGTTGAACTGCAGGAACTGCGTGCCGGTGGGCGAAGCAGCCACGCCCGTGCGGTCCGTGGTCCAGACCGAAGTCGTGAAGTACTTCGTCGCCCACTCGACCTCGCGCGTGATGAGCAGCGACTGCGTCACCAGCTCGGCAGCATCCTGCTCGACCCGGATGGGCGAGTCGGCGTTGCCGGCGATCTGGTCGTCGACGTCGTCGTGCACGGCCCACACCGAAGCGTCGTAGCTCGCGGTGCTGAGGTCGTAGCCGATGCCGGCCGACTCGGTCGACGGTGCCCGCTTCTTGCCAGCGGGACGGAACCACGCGCCCTTCGGGTACGTGTAGTAGCTGTCGCTCTTCTGAGTGACGGGGATGATCGGGAAGACCTTGTCTGCGACGAAGTCCTCCTGATCATTCATGTAAGCCACGCTGATCTGACCCAGCGGGCGGTTGACGTGCACGTCGCTGAGCGACGGCTGCGCCTTGCGCACGGGCACAAGGCGGGTAGCGGGTGCGGCCATTGGTCTCGTTCGTCCCTTCTGCCGGATCAGGCCAGGATGTGGTTAGAGCCGAGCAGCACCTGGACCAGCTCGCCGGCTGCGGCGACCGTCGTCAGCGCGATGCCGCCGATGTGGTCGCCGGATGCTGCGGTGATCGCGCGCCCGTCGGTGTCCGACTGCACGTTGTCGCCAGCCGTGACCGCGGCGCCGGCGACGACCTTGGCGATGCCGCTGATCTGGTACGTGCCGGGAGCACCGGCAGCCGAGGGCTTCTCCAGGGACACGCACGCGATGCGGCCGCCAGCGCTGGTCTGCAGCGCGGCGCGGCCGGACGTGTTGATGTCCATGAAGCGGAACTGCTTCGCCGACTGGTCGGCGGCAGCCAGGAGGGTGACGTTGACCCCTGCTTCGATGTACGCCATGGGTCAGGCTACCTCCTCGCCGACGACCTGGCCGTAGAGCCGCGCGCCCTCCGTCGTCCGGAGCACTTCGCGGTACGCCTTCGCGTAGGGGATACCGTCCTTCGACGCGCGCGCCTTGGCCAGCTCGTCGAGCTTGGCTTCGGGGTCACCGCCGCTCTGCTCGGAGTCGGTGCCGGTGGTGCCGGTCCCGCGCTTGCCGATGGTGCGCAGCGCGGGCGCGAGCCCATTGCTGCCGGCGACGATCGCGGCGAGCGCGTCCTTGCGGACCGCCTCGTCGGCGATGCCGTCCACCGCCTTGAGCAGCGCGGCCTTCACGACCGGGCTGCCGGGCAGGTTCGGGATCTCGACCTCGGCGCGCTTGGCCAGCTCGAGGCCTTCGGCGCGGTCGCGCGCCTGCTTGGCGACCTTCGACTCCTCGTCGGCTCGCCGCACCGCCGAGACCAGTCGCGGGTCGTCGCTCTTGCGGAACTGCGACCCGTCGGCGGCCGTGAAGACCACAGGGTCTGCGTCGGCTGCCTTGGCGATCTCGGCCGCGCGGTCCGCGGACGACTTCGCCAGGAACGCCTTGCGCTCGACGTCGCCGAGCGACTTCGCGTAGCGCTTGCCCGCATCGTCGAGCTGCCCGTACGCTTCGGCCCGGGCGAGTCGCTTCTCCAGGTCGGCGACGCGCGTAGCGTCACCGCTGGAGCTTGCCGCCTTGACAGCGGCTGGAACGTCTCCCATTTCGTGCTCCGTTGCGCCGTCGTGCCCGACGGCTTCGTTGTCGCCAGCGTCCAGGGCCGCAGGCTCGCCCGTACCGTCGCCGACGCTGTCCGCCGGCTGGTTCTTGTTCACGTCCGCGCGCTTGTTCGCCGCGGCCTCCATGGCCAACCCGGTGAGGTAGCCGCGCATCGCGACCAGCATCGCCGCCGCGTCGACCTCGTGCGTGTGGCCGTCGGCCTCGCCGAGCACCACCTTGCCCTCCGCGTCCATCATCCACGGATGCGAGTGGCTCGTCGCGGCATCCTCCTTCGCCGCGTACGTCGTCGTGCCCGCGAGCACGTTGTTCGCCACGTTGTACTGGTACGTGGTCTGCTCGATCAGGTGCGAGTGGCCGTCGACGCTGCTGGTGATCGCAGCGAAGCGCGCCTTCTCGACGCTGTCGTCCTTGCTCTTGCGGATGACGACGTTAGCGCCCTCCTGCGCGCCGCGATCGACCAGCGACACCTCGTCGATGACGAGATTGCGCATGATGCGCCGAGAGCCCTTCTGCAGCTGCGTAGTCACTCGATCACCTCGTCTTCGCCGCGCCACCCGCCGATGGAGAAGTCGACCAGCTCGCCGTCGTCGACGCGCTTGACCACGTCCTTGTCGTCAGGCATGGCCGCAATAAGCCAGCCGGTCTTTCGCGTCGGGAAGCCGAAGGCCTTCGCGACCTCGGACGTCATCGGCCACGAGTGCACAATGGTGCCGAGCCGCTTCGCGCTCTTGGAGTACTTGACCACGCCGCGCTCGACGACGACGGTCGCGCGCTTCTCGTGGTTGACGCCCATCGAGCGCGGCGAGCGCATGTATGCCGTCGACGCCTTCAGCATCTCGTCGTCAGGGATGTGGTCGCCCTGCGTGTCGAAGTAGCGCGTGCCCTTCTCGGTGCACACGATCGCCCAGCCGAAGACGAGGCCGAGGTCGGCGTCTGCCTTCGTGAACTGACCGCTGAGCCGCTTCTCTATGGACTGCGTCACAAAACGATGCGCGTCGAGACCGCACAGCGACACTGAACCGTGTCGCTAGCTGGTGCACTGGGGTCACCAGGATAGCGAAGACGATTGCCGGCGCCAGACACAAAGGGTTCCCCGAACGGTCGCGTCTGGCGATGCATGCTGCGATGGGTGTCGCGTACTCGAGCGTCGAGCGCCGTGTTCCACTGCCGCCGCAGCTCACGCTCGTCCAGGTCGCCGGCCTCGATCGCCTGCCGGTACATCTCCTCGTTCCCCTCGTGCACGACGCGCAGCGTCTCCGTGCGGGCGATCACCTCGGCGCGGTAGCCCAGGAACCGGTCGCGGTAGCGGCCGACCATGCGCGTCACGTCGGCGCCCGTCAGCGCCGCGTCTCCGCGCACCGACGCGCGCACCCGCGAGTCGAAGCGCCGGTCGCGCAACTCGCGTTCTAACGCTTCCGCCGATCGCGTATTGAGCAATGCGCGATAGCGGCGGGTCGCGCGGACCTGGTTCGCCGTCAGGCCGATCGAGTCCCGGAAGCGCCGGGCGACCTCGCGCGGGTTGACGCCCTCGGCGACCCCCTCGAGCATCACCTCGCGGAGCAGCTCGCGCTGATCGGCCCGGAGCGCCCGGACGAGGTCGAGCTTGCTGTCGGCCATGCGCCGCACGGCGAAGTCGTTGGTCTGGTCGAACGCGATCCGGATGCCGACCTTGTCGCGCAGCCAGCCGGCCGTCGACTGCGCCGAGAGCACGAAGATGGTCGTCGTCTCGGCCGCAAACAGCAGCGCCGCCCGGTCAATCGCGTCGAGCGCCTCCTCGGTCCGGTTCGCTCGAATCAGCTCCTCGAGCTGCGGCAGCGAGCGCTCGCGGCGCACCTGCTCGATCAGCGCCAGGAAGCGCCGCCGCAGCCGCGGCTCGAGGGAGCGAATCAGCTCGCGCAGCCGGGTCGCCGGATCGACAACCGTGCGTGCCTTGGCGGCAACGATCACGCCCGCCGCGCCTGGCACTCGTAGCTCGCGATGTCGGGATCGGCCTTCACGCGCACGACGACGTACGACGTTCCGCCGATCTCGACCTCGTCGTTCGGCTCCGGCACCGCGCGCCCGGCGATCGAGTCGCCCAAGAGTAGCACGCGGCGGTCGCCCGACTGCACGAGAGTCCCGTCGACCTGCCCCTCGCTGTAGTCCGAGACGATGCCGCGTGCCGAGCGCCGCTGCTGCGTCGGGTTCGTGCCGGCGGTGAGGTCGTCCGAGGTGCGCGTGCCTGGGCTGCGCTTGACGAGCGTCGCTCGCATGAGCCGCGAGCCGAGCGCTCGGTTGATCTTCCCCGCGATGTCCTTGCCGAAGAGGTTGTTGCCCACAGCTCTCAGGAGAAGCCCTCGCAGCGACGGAAGTCGTCGCCGGTGAACGTGCCCTCGGCGCCGCTGCCGCTGAACGCGGGGAGCGTGCCCTCGCCGCCGGTGCGCAGGTAGTGCGCGAGGTACCCGAGCGCCGCTGACGGCGCAGCTCGGCCGTCGACCGGCCGGAAGTTCTCGATCTCGACACTGCCGGCCTTGAGCCGCTTCTCGTTGACGCCGCCGACCGTCGTCTGCCCTTCGAGGGTCGCGTCCTGCGACAGGTCGTACGCCCACTCGATCTGCCCGTACTTGATGTCGTTGGGCACGACGGAGCTGCCGACCGGCTCGTCCTCGCGGTCGGTGACGCCGGTGCGCGGCCACGCGAGCGCCTGCGCCGAGCCGCCGGTGCGCGTGCCGACCCAGCGCTGCTTCTCCATCTCGCGCGCGGCGCTGACGAGGGCGGCTTCCTTGTCGTCGGTGCCGAGGCCGTCCCACGCCGTGCGCGCGCGCACGCTCTGCGCGAGGTACGTATTGGCCTCGGCGACAGTGACGTACGTATCGACTCCGACGGTGAT